GATAGTCCAACTAGAAGAAGAGCAGAAAAACTTGAAAAACGATCCATGGTTTCTGAACCTAACTATCCTAAGATGGATGAAGTAGGAACAGGAGGAGAAAAAGTTGTTCAAGGTGGTGGCACCTCTGTTATGCAAGCTGCTAGAAGCCGTAGACTTATAAATGAAAAGTCTACACAGCAAGCTATAAAAGCACAAGAAAGAATTAATAAAAGATTAGATGAATTAAAAGCTAAATTAAAAGATGCCACTGCTGATAAAAATATTAGTCCCGGTAGAAGAGTAATGAATGCTCAAAAGATAAAAAAAGAAATAGATGTTCAAAAAGATTTATTGCAGCAAGCTAAAGATAAACAGAAATCAGCATCTGGTAAAAGTAAAAAGTCTCCTAGAGTTCCTGTAGCTGATTATAATAAAGGAGGTAGCGTAAGAAAAACATTAAAATCAGTTCCTCAAGATAATGTAGGTCTTAGTAAACTTTCAACACCTGTTCGTAATAAAATGGGATATATGAAAAAGGGTGGTAAGGTTAGCAAGCCTTTAGGTTGTGGAACTGCACAAAGAGGTTTTGGTAGAGGACCATATAAGAAACGAGGAATGTAATGCCTCTTAAAAAAGGATCAAGTAAAAAAACTATTAGTTCTAATATAAAAAAACTTAAAAAAGAAAAGTATCCTAAGAAGCAAGCAATTGCAATAGCACTAACTAAAGCTAAAAAGTCAAGGAGAAAGTAATATGGCTAAACTTTGTCCAAAAGGAAAGGCAGCAGCAAAAAGAAAGTTTGATGTTTATCCATCTGCTTATGCTAATATGTATGCGTCTGCTGTTTGTAGTGGCAAAGTAAAACCTGGTGGTAAGAAAAAGAAAGTTGTTAAGAAGAAAACTGGAGGTGGATTACGCAAATGGGTAGATGAGAAGTGGGTTGACATTGGCGCACCAAAGAAAAACGGTAAGTATCAGCCGTGTGGTAGAAAGTCAACTAAGGGTACAAAACGTAAGTATCCTAAGTGTGTTCCCCTCGCAAAAGCACAACGTATGACAGAATCTCAGAAAAAATCTGCTGTTAAAAGAAAAAGAGCCAAGCCTCAAGGAGTAGGTGGTAAGCCTACAATGGTTAAAACATTTAAGTCAAAGGGTGGTCAAATTAAACCAAGAGGTTGTGGAGTAGCTCAAAGAGGTTTTGGTAAAGCTATGAAAGGTAAATAGGTTATATTATGGCAGTAAAAAGAAAACGTAAAGGTACAGGCATGAAAGGAATGACCATCGGTGGTGGTCATAAACGTCCTACCAAAGCTGGTGCCGGTATGACTAAAAAGGGAGTAGCTAAATATCGTAGGCAAAATCCCGGTAGTAAACTTCAAACTGCTGTAACAGAATCTAAACCTACTGGTAAAAGAGCAGCAAGACGTAAAAGTTATTGTGCTAGATCAGCAGGACAAATGAAGAAGTTTTCTAAAGCTGCTAAGAATCCTAACTCAAGACTTAGACAAGCTAGAAAAAGATGGAAGTGTTAGATGGCTAAAGGCATGGCACATTTTACTAAAGATGGTACACCCTATTATGGTGAAGTTCATAAAATGCCAGATGGGTCAATACATAGTGGAAAGACACATACTAAAACATCCAAGAAGGTAATGCACTTTAAAGATTTATCTACTACAGCTAAAAATAAAGCAGGTGACAAAATGGCAAAAGATACATATAAAGGAAGAAAGATGAAAAAAACTAAGTATATGTCTAAGGGTGGTGTTGTTCGTCAAAGATATGCAATGGCATCTAGTAAAAAGAAAAAGTAATGGCTATTGGTAGATCAAACATACCACAACAGATTACCAAACCTCCTCAAAAGAAAAAGCGTAAAAAGAAAGTTACATCTTATAAACGCAAAAAAGGATAAATTAAATGGCGACCAGTGGAACATTTACATTTAATTTGGATATAGACGAAGTTATTCAAGAAGCAATGGAAATGATCGGAGGAGAACAAACTCTAGGTCATGAGCCAGCCTCCGCTCGTCGTTCTTTAAATCTAATGTTAAAAGATTGGCAGAATAGAGAAATTTTATTATGGACAACAGAAGCATCTGTTATATCTCTTTCTACAAGTACTACTTCATATCCTCTTAGTGATTCAACTATTGATACCTTGCAAGTTATTTTAAATAGAGATAATACTGATCTACCGTTAGATCGTATTTCTTATGAAGAATATTTACAAGTCCCTCGTAAAGGACAGACAGGTAGACCTACTCAATATACTGTTAAAAGAAATAGAGACAATCCTACAATATTTCTTTGGCCTATTCCAGAAAATTCTACAGACAAATTAAAAGTAGAAAAAATTAGTGAACTTCAAGATATAAATAAATCAGCACTTCAGAATGCTGATATTTCTAAAAGATTTCTACCTTGTCTAACTGCTGGTCTGGCATATTACATGTCTATGAAAAGAGCAGGGGTTCCTGAAGGTAGAATTACAATGCTAAAACAAAATTATGAAGAGCTATTAGCAAGAGCTAACACTGAAGATAAAGAACGAGCTAGCATGTATATTAGACCAAGACTCGGCTATATTTAATATAGAGTAGTATTATGGCAACAAATAAAAATGCTAAAGGACTTTGTGATACTTGTGGATTTGCATATCCTTTAAGAGTATTGCGTATGAATAGCTACGGAATGCTGGTTTGCCCTGAAGATTTTGAGGGAAACTTTGATTTAAAAAATCATCCACAAAATAGAACTCCTGCTACAAGAGATGACGAAACCCTTCGTAATCCTAGACCTCCTCTTAATAATGATAGAAATGTTGCTTGGCAACTAGCTACGACTGAGTGGGAAAACGAAACAACTGAATGGAATATGGTTTAATGAGTAAACTTACTGGAAACTTAATTGCAAATACATATAAACAACTCCTGCAGGTTGGATCAAATAATACGGGTCTAACATCAACTGAACAAACTGTTCAGGATGGATCAGGAGAAAACTCTGCTTTAAAACTAAGTAAAAGTGCTGTAGATATTAATGGAACATTTAAACTTAACGGTGTTGCAATTACAACCAATGCATCAGCTATTAATGCAATTACCGATCTAACAGGTATTACAGGTCTTGTTGCAGTAAGCAGTGGAAATGTATACGGCAGGACACTTACTGCAGGTACAGGCATAACAATAGGTAATGGAGATGGTACTGAAGGCAATCCTACTATTGCTGTAAGTTTAGCTGACACAACAATTAATGTTGCTAAAGTTTCTGCATCTGCCGCTACATTTAATGGCACTGTTAGTGCAGCATTCTTTGTAGGTGATGGTTCAGGTCTTGTCAATGTTCCTTCTGCTGAAGGTGGTACTGTTAAGTTTATTGAAGCAGGTACTGGTATTAAAATTACAGTTGATGGTGCAGTATCAAGTAATATTCCTGTAAGTGGTACAATACTTGTTTCTGCAGACCAAAACTTTGGTACAGTTTCAGTTAGTACTGCTTTCGTTGCTACAGGTTCTGCAGTCTTTGGAACTTTAAGTGCAACTAATATTGATGCTGACGAACTCTTAATGGCAGGTGTATCTGCCGCCAATGTTACAGAAGTTGCAGCAGTTTCGGCACTTACAAAAACTAATCTAGATTCTATAACAAGTATTAATTCTATTATAGGAGACGGTAGTAACTTTGCTACAAGTGCTGAACTAGCAGCAGTATCTTCAGCTTTGGCTACCAGCATTGCTACAGCTAACACAAGGATAACATCTGTTAGTGACTTTGCGGTAGCATTGTCTGCAACAATGGCAACCAGCATAGGAACTGCTAACACCCGTATAACATCTGTTAGTGATTATGCAGTTGCTCTTTCAGCTACACTAGCCGCTAGCATAGGAACTGCTAACACTCGAATAACTTCTGTCAGTGATTATGCGGTTGCTCTTTCAGCTACGCTAGCTACCAGCATTGGTAATTCTAATGCGGCTATAACTTCTATTAATGCTATTCTTGGAGATGGTAGTAACTTTGCTACAAGTGCAGAACTAGCTACAGTATCTGCTGCTCTTGCAACAAGTATAGCTACAGCCAATACTCGCATAACATCTGTTAGTGACTTTGCGGTAGCGTTGTCTGCAACAATGGCAACTAGTATAGGAACTGCTAATACTCGAATAACTTCCGTTAGTGATTATGCGGTAGCACTATCCGCAACTCTAGCCACAAGCATTGGAACCAGATTAGCCATTGCAAATAATCTTTCAGATTTGAATAATGCTGGAACTGCTAGAACAAATCTTGGAGTGGCAATTGGAAGTGACGTTGAGGCTTATGATCCTGATATATTAAAGGCTGATACAGCAGATGAATTAACTGCTGGATTTAGTGCTGCTGCTTATAATGCAGGTACACAGACTACTGGTACTTACACACCTGATGTTGATAATGGAAATTTCCAATATACAATTAATGGTGGCGCACATACATTAGGTGTTCCTAGTAAGAATTGTACGATGGTAATTTTATATAAGAATAATGCTAGTGCAGGAACAGTAACTACTTCTGGTTATACTAAAGTAGACGGAGATACAATTTCTACTACGGATGGAGATGAGTTTTTCTTTTATATTACAAGAGTGAATGACGGTACAACTACATTCTCTATGCTGACTGTAAAGGCGCTACAGTAACATGACCTTTCCAGCACCTATAGTTCAGGGTGGTATTACAATATTTGATACTGGAACTATCATCACAATTTCTGCTAATACTGCTGATTATAATTTAAGAAATGATCTTGTAAATAATTATAGTTGGGATGGCACAAGTGCTATTGATGTTACTCTGAATATTAATTCAGGCATAAATGTTAGAGCAACTACAATAGGAACTGCAGCTATTACAGCCGACCTTGTTGCAGGTTCTAATTTAACAATTAACAATAGCGGAACTATAGCAGGAAGAGGTGGTGCTGGAGGTAGTGCTGGCGGTCCTAATGGTGGAGCAGGTGGGGCTGGTGGAAACGCTATTGATCTTACAAATCTAACTTGTGTTATTAACAATGCTTCGG